GCTTAGTCCCTGCTTAGTCCCTGCTTAGTCCCTAATCAAGTTACAAAAGTGCAACACTTGTTGTATATATACCACAATTAGGCCTAGGGGAGGCTCAATATGATCTTTATAGTTTTAAATTTAAGCTCACTCGCAGATTAGAGTAAATTCGAGTATAAACAGCTATTTACTAGGGTAATTCTAGAAACTGGAGGTGCGGAGAGGGACTATAGTGAAATAAAGAAGATTATGCTATTGACAAACATAGAAAAGTATGCTATAATATTACTATAGATTAAACATTTATTATTATCTAAACTTCACCTAAAAGGCTTCTCTTAGAAACAACCTTTATAATCATTCTAAATATTCCTCTTTAGCTGAAACTATAGTATCACTAAGGAGAAAACAAGAATGCCTTCAAAACACAAAGGTTCACCTAATTTATTTAAGGGAATGAAGTCCCTAAATCCAGAGGGTCGACCAAAAGGTAGCGTCAATAAGTTTACAGCTCTAAGTAGAGAGTTAATGTCTAACAAAGGACCAGAAATTGTCCAGAAGGTTATAGACTTAGCACTCGAAGGTGACAGGACTTGTCTTAAGATGTGTATGGATAGAATCATTCCTACCACTAAGGCAGTAGAGTTTAGGTCTTCAGAAGATAAAGGCAATGTTATTATCAATGTTGGTGGTCTTACAGAAAAAATAATAGAAGCTGACAAAAAAGAACCTTTAGAATATGACGAAGGTGTTATTATTGAAGAGTCTAAGATAGATGAGACTATTATTAAGATAGCCAGTAGTGAGTAAAGAATTAGATGTAAAGTTACATCCCGCACAACTAGAGATATTTAATAGTACCGCTAGATTTAAGGTTGTAAGTGCAGGAAGAAGATTTGGTAAGTCTAGATTGGCAGCTTGGATACTTATTATTAAAGCTCTACAATCAGAAAGTAAGGATGTGTTTTACATAGGTCCTACTTTCCAGCAAGCTAAAGATATTATGTGGAATATGCTTAAGGAACTGTTGCAAGATACAGACCTTATAGAAACAACCCACGAAAATACAGCTACTATGAAGTTAGTTAATGGTAGAAGAATTAGTTTAAAGGGCAGTGACCGACCAGATACTTTAAGAGGCGTAGGTCTAGCTTACGTTGTACTCGATGAGTACGCTAGTATGAAGGTAGAAGTATGGGAACAGATAATAAGACCAACTCTTGCTGACGTTCAAGGTGGTGCACTCTTTATAGGCACGCCCGCCGGGAAGAATCACTTTTATGATTTGTATTTAGAGGCAGATAAAGATGAAGATTGGGAATCATTCCAGTATACATCAATAGATAACCCTCTAATAGACCCAAAAGAAGTAGAAGTAGCTAGAAGAACAATGTCTACTCAAGCTTTTAGACAAGAATTTGAAGCTAGTTTTGTATCTTTTACAGGTGGCATCTTTAAAAATGAATGGATTAAATATGATGATGAAGAACCTGACGAAGGTAACTACGTTATTGCAGTCGACCCTGCAGGATATGAACAAGTGGAAAAAGAACGTGGCATTAAAGGCAGTAAGTTGGATGAAACTGCAATTGCTATCGTTAAAGTCTATGCTGACAAGTGGTGGGTCAAAGATATACTCCACGGTAGATGGGGCATTAAAGAAACTGCTTCTAAAATACTACAGGCTGCAATTGAAAATCAAGCAACGACTGTAGGGATAGAGTCTGGTGCGTTGAAGAACGCTATATTACCTTATCTACAAGATGAGATGCGAACACAAGGACAATGGGTTGTCATTTCAGATGTAACCCACGGTGGTAAAAAGAAAGCAGATAGAATTACGTGGGCTTTACAGGGTAGACTAGAGCACGGTAAGATTACATTTAATCGTAACCCTAGTTGGAATAAAGATTTAGAAACACAGTTACTAGAATTTCCAAGTAAAGGCACACACGATGACATTATTGATGCTTTAGCTTATATAGACCAAGTTAGTGTGGCAGACTATATGCACACAATTGAATTAGAAGACGAATGGGAACCTTATGATGAAGTTGCAGGATACTAAATGATTGGTGATGAAGACGAACAAGAGTACCAAGGACTAGCTAGTTGGCTAGACACACGTCTAGAAGAGTGGAGAAACCACAGAGATTCTAATTATTTAGATATGTGGGACGAATATTATCGTCTATGGCGCGGCATCTGGAAAGCAAGTGATAAGACTAGAGACGCGGAAAAATCTAGATTAATAGCACCGGCACTACAACAAGCAGTTGAATCGTCAGTTGCAGAAATTGAGGAAGCTACGTTTGGTAGAGGTAAATGGTTTGATATCAAAGATGATATGCTCGACCAAGACCCTTCAGATGCTGAATACTTACGTAATTTACTACAGGAAGATCTAGAGTCTACTGGATGTAAAGATGCTATGTGTGAGGTGTTTTTAAATGGTGCGGTGTATGGTACTGGAATTGGTAAAATATCCGTACAAGAAAATACACAAAGATATCCTGAAGAAGTGCAAGTAGAAGGAACAATGACAACTCAACGAGTTATTAGCGAAAAACAAGTTGTTGATGTCAGTATAGAGGCAATTAGCCCTAAAGAATTTTTAATAGACCCTTCAGCTACAACTATACAAGAAGCTCTTGGTGTTGCACACGAAGTTATTAAACCTAGACACAGTATAATTGAAGGTGTTAAAAATGGTATCTACAGAGACGTAGCTATAGAAAGTAGTTATGCTATGGAAAAATTTACAGGGTTTGACCCTGAAGAATCTCGTGCTGATGCTAACGACCAAATTAAAATTACAGAATACTGGGGTAAAGTACCTGCTAGGTTCTTATCAGAAAAAGAAGATACTGATGATTTTGAGTACAATGATGATGAATTAGTAGAAGCTGTAGTAACTATGGCTAACGATACTCACATACTAAGAGCAGAACGTAATCCATTTATGATGGAAGATAGACCATTCATATCGTATCAACACGACATCGTTCCCAATAAATTCTGGGGGAGGGGCGTTTGCGAGAAGGGCTATAACCCACAAAAAGCATTAGATGCAGAGATGAGAGCGCGTATTGACTCTTTAGCATTAACTACTACACCTATGTTAGCCGCAGACGCTACTAGACTACCAAGGGGTGTCAGACTAGATGTAAGACCGGGCAAAACTATTCTTACTAATGGCGACCCTAGACAGGCTATAATGCCATTAACATTAGGAAACACCGACCAAAATACATATATGCAAGTCCAAGCACTTCAGAATATGATACAAATGGGAACCGGTGCTGCAGATACAGGAAGTGCAGAAAGAGCTACATCTGCTGGTATGTCTATGCAACAATCTTCTGCAATCAAAAGACAGAAACGTACTCTAATGAACTTTCAAAATACATTTTTAATACCTTTAATTAACAAATCATTGTGGCGTAAGATACAGTTTGATGTTGAAAGGTATCCTATTGTAGATTATAAATTTGTACCTTATTCTACTATGGGTATTATGGCTAAAGAATTAGAATCACAACAGATGGTTAGTTTACTTCAGGCTATACCTAAAGATTCTCCTGCTTTTAATGTAATATTATTATCTGTATTTCAAAATTCTAGTATACATAATAGAGATCAAGTAGTTCAATCTTTAATGCAAGGTATGGAACCAGATCCGCAACAACAAGAAATGCAACAGATGGCTATGGGAATTCAAATGCAACAAGCTCAAGCAGATGTTCAAAAAACAATGGCACAAGGACAACAAGAACAGACCAAGGCTATGAAAAATGCAGCAGAAGCTGGAGCAGCACAACCAAACGAGCTTAAAATTCAAGAAAAATACCTTAAACTACAAAAAGATTTAGCTTCTATTGAAAAACTAAAAGCAGACACAGAAAATAAACAAAGTGAAACAATGAGAAATATTCCTGAAGTAGAACATCTACAGTCTGAAACACTATTAAACATAGCAACAGCAAGAGAAAAACTACAAGGATAATATGTCAAGGACAGAAGCTTGGACTAGAAAGGCAGGTAAGAATCCCAAAGGCGGTTTAAACGCTAAAGGAAGAGCAAGTTATAAAAAAGGAACTCTAAAGCCGCCGGTAAAATCTGGTGACAATCCTAGAAGAGCTTCTTTTTTGGCTCGTATGGGTGGAACTGCTGGACCTGAAAGAGATTCTAAAGGTAAAAAAACAAGATTATTGTTATCCCTAAACGCTTGGGGTGCATCAAGTAAAGCAGATGCTAAAAAGAAAGCCGCTGCAATTAGTGCTAGAAACAAAAAGAAAAACACAAGAACAGCATAATGGTAAAGAAAGGATTATACGCAAACATAAATGCTAGGAAGAAAAAAGGTACTAGTAGAACTAAAAAGAAATCTACTATTTCTAAAAAAGCATATGTTAGTATGAAAAAAGGCTTTAAAAAATAATGGTAGTAGACGACAAACAATTTTATGATGATAGAATTAATCTAGTCGAGTCTGATGGATGGATAGCTTTAATTGAAGAATTAAAAACATTATCTGAATCAGTAAAACGAATAGACTCTATTGATAACGAAAAAGACTTATGGTTCGCCAGAGGTCAGTTGTCAATTCTAAGACAAATGATTGTTTTAGATGAAGCAACAAAAGCAGCGATGACAGAACTAGACATCTAGCGTCATCTTTTTTACACTTCATAATCCCTATTGGGACGGAGAAAATATATGAGCAGTATAGTAGTAGACCCTGAAGACATTTCAACAGATACAACAACAGATACAATAGACACAACAGTAGAAAACACAATAGAGCCAGATGAAACCCTGAGTATGGGGGAAGCAGAAACACAAGAACCTGCTTTTGAAGTACCAGACAAGTTCTCCGGTAAAAGTGTAGAGGATATAGTTAAAAGTTATCAAAACTTAGAACAAGAACTTGGACGTAAAAGCCAAGAGATTGGAGAGTTGCGAAATCTTTCGGATAGTTTTCTCAAGGCTGAAATATCTAGAAATGGACCACAGACAAGTCAACAAACAGAAAACTCAGCCCCCGAAGCAGAAGATGATTTTTTTGACGATCCCAGTAAATCGGTTAATTCGTTAATAGAAAAACATCCTAAGTTTCAAGAGTTCCAACAGTTTCAGGCTAAACAACAACAAGAGTCTAGCCAAGGACAATTGGAACAAGCTCATCCAGATTACATAGACATTGTAAAAGATTCTAAGTTTCAAGATTGGGTAAAAGCTAGTACATTTAGAACAGACTTATTTGAAGAAGCTGATAAGTATAACTATGGTGCAGCCGATGAATTGTTAACGCACTGGAAAGAGCGTTCAATGATTGATAAAACTGCAGAAGTTAAACAAGAACAAGCTGACACAAGAAAGAAAGCTCTAAAAACTGGTAAGACCGAATCAAGAAGTTCATCTGAATCTACAGCAGGTAAGAAAGTATATCGCAGAGCAGACTTGATTAGACTCAAGCAAACTGACCCTAATAGATATGCAGACTTAGCTGATGATATTTACGAAGCCTATGCGGAAGGAAGAGTTAAATAATTTTTCTTATACTATAATACAAGGAGTAATATATGGCAGCAATAGGTGCCGGTAACCAAAATATCACTACTGCAGCAAAGTTCATTCCAGAAATCTGGTCTGATGAAACAATTGCTGCATACAAGTCTAATTTGGTTGCTGCAAATCTAGTGACTCGCTTATCTCATAAAGGTAAAAAAGGTGACACAATTCACATTCCAAAGCCGACAAGAGGTTCAGCGAATCTAAAAGTAAAAAATGTAGCAGTTAATGTACAAAACGATGTTCACAATGACATTGAAATCTCAGTTAATAAACACTACGAGTATTCTGTGTTGATGGAAGATATCGTAGCTGTACAAGCACTAAACTCACTTCGTAAGTTCTACACGGACGATGCGGGCTATGCGCTCGCGAAGCAAGTTGACACTGACCTTTTAGCTTTAGGCGAAGGTTTTAACAGTGGTGCTACTGTAGATAAGTCTTACGATACTGCGTTTATTGGAACAGGCACAACTGCTTTTTCTGGTACTAACGAAGCAGCTATTTCAGATGCTGGTATTCGTGCGTTTATCTTGAGATTAGATAATGCTGATGTCCCTATGGATAATCGTGCATTAATTATACCACCAATAGCAGCAAGTACGTTGTTAAGCATTCAAAGATTTACTGAACAACAGTTTATCGGAAATGGCGATGCAATTAAAACTGGTAAAATCGGACAAATCTACGGTGTAGACGTGTACGTTTCTACTAACTGTGCGACTGTTAAATCAAGTGGTGGTACAGGTAATAGTGCGGCTGGTACAGAACGTGTTGGAGTTATGATGCACAAAGACGCTCTAGTTTTAGCAGAGTCTATGGGTATTCGTTCTCAAACACAGTACAAACAAGAGTGGTTAGGCGATTTATTTACGTCTGACACGATTTATGGAGTTGGAGAACTTCGTGATGAATCTGGTCTTGCGTTTGTTATGCCTGCTTAATAGTTAATTAAGCTGAAGCCCCTTCTCACGAGGGGGTTTTTCTGAGTTAATTATAATTATACATATGCCTCACTACGATTTTCAATGTAAAAATAAACACATTACAGAAGAATTAGTAAATTATTCTGAAGTAAAAAAAGGAATAGACTGTCCAGAATGTAATGAAAAAGCAGAACGTATTTATTCTGTTAGTAATTTTAAACCTACATTTGGTTATGATGCAACTATATGGAATCAAAGAGAAAAACATCGAAAGAGTATGACAGGAAGTCAGTTAAACAAACCACTAACTTAGGAGAATAATGCCAAAACGAATGTATTGGAAAAAAAGAAACGCTCTAGCTGTAAGAAATTACAGACGAATATATGCAGCAGCATTTATTCCTAAGTTTACTTTAAGTCAGGAAATTACTACAGAAGATGGAAGTTATTTAGTTAGAGAAGTTTCGGTGTTAGTTCAACCCGAAAATCAAATTCAATATATTATCACGGAGCAATAAAAATGCCACAAATAAAAGTATCAGCACTAACAGCACTTACTGCAACAGACGGAGCAGAAGAATTATTAATTAACGATGGCGGTACTTCTAAGAAAGTAACCATTGATAATGTCTTACACGACAATTCAATTAGATCAGAACATTATGTAGATGGTTCAATTGACACAGCCCATATAGCAAACGCACAAGTAACACTTGCTAAAATGGCTGCTAACTCAATTGACTCTGACCAATATGTTGATGCTTCTATTGACACTGCTCACATTAAAGATGCTCAAGTTACAACAGCTAAGATAGCAGACAATGCAATTACTTCAGCCAAGCTTGGAGTTGATGTTATTGTTGCAGAGGACATAGCTAACAATGCCATTACAGTTGCTGAACTAGCTAACAACGCGGTAACAACAGTTAAGATATTAGATGACAATGTAACTGCTGCCAAGTTAGCCAACTCAATTAATACAGATATAGCTACTGGCGTTACAGGTAACACTACAGCTAACGCAGCCTTGCCTAAAGCAGGTGGAGCTATGACTGGAGCAATTACTACCAATTCAACTTTTGATGGCGTAGACATAGCTACTAGAGATGGAGTATTAACTTCAACTACTGCTACCGCAGCAGCAGCACTACCTAAAGCTGGTGGAACTATGACAGGTGCTATTGTACTTGGTACAAATACTGTCGGTGGCTTACAGATAACAACCACAGCAACCTCAAACATTGGACTCGGTGCTAACGCAGTAGACTCAATAACTACTGGTGACTATAATGTAGGTTTAGGTGATAGTGCTGGTACTGCGATTACTACGGGTACTTCAAACACTGCTGTTGGTTACCAAGCCTTATCTACAGAAGATACAAGAGGCAGTTCTACTGCGATTGGTTATCGCTCATTAAAAGTACAAAACGCAAGCGCTGAAGCATATAATGTGGCAGTAGGAGTTGATGCAGGTCTTGGTCTTACTACCGCTACAAGTTCAACTTTAATTGGGGCTTTTGCAGGAGGTGGAGGTGTACTTACTGGAGCAGATAATACTGCGATAGGTAGAAATGCTGGTTATGTTTTAACTTCAGGAACGCAAAATGTCTTTGTAGGTGGACTATCAGGTGATGCTACTACTACTGCTTCTAATAACACAGCAGTGGGTTACAACTCTTTAACAGCTAACACTACTGCTTCTTATAACACTGCGGTAGGAGCAGAATCTTTAGATTCTAACACTACAGGTGAACACACAACAGCACTTGGATATGGAGCTTTAGGAGCTAACACTACAGGTTCTAATAACACATCAGTAGGTAGTGAGGCTTTAGGAGCTAACACTACAGGCGGTCAAAATACAGCACTGGGTCAAGAAGCTTCAAAAGATAACACTACAGGTTATTCTAATGTGGCTGTAGGTAGACAAGCTTTAACAGATAATACTACTGGCTTTGAAAATGTAGCAATAGGAGCTAGAGCTTTATTTACTAACACTACTGGTGACCACAATGTAGCAGTGGGTCGTTCTGCTTTAGCAGTTAATACTACAGGTGATGATAACACAGGAGTAGGCTATAGTTCTTTATTAGCTAACACAACAGGAACTAATAACGTAGCGCTAGGTATATATACTTTAAGGTATAACAGTACAGGAGTTGCTAACACAGCCCTTGGTCGTATGGCTTTATTTAATAATACGACAGCAGCTAATAATACAGCAGTTGGTTATAATTCTTTATTTGCTAACACTACAGGTACTCCAAATACAGCGGTGGGTAAAAGTGCTTTAGAGTCTAACACTACAGGAACTAACAATGTAGCAGTAGGTGATAATGCTTTAACTGCTAACTCAACCGCATATAGTAATACCGCAGTAGGAAGTGCGGCTTTACAAGGTAACACTGTAGGCTTTCAAAATACTGGAGTAGGTTATGCTTCTTTAGCAACTAATTCTACTGGCGATAAAAATACTGCTGTTGGAGTTTACGCTTTAAGATATGCAACAACTGCGGATAACAACACAGCGTTTGGTTGGAGTGCTTCGGCTGCAAACACTACAGGGTATAACAATGTAGCAGTAGGTTTGAACGCTGCAACAACTAACACCACAGGTACTAATAATACAGCAGTTGGTGTTCAAGCTTTAAACAGTAACACAACAGCAAATGACAACACAGCGGTTGGTAAAAATTCTTTATATGGTAACACTACAGGTCATTCTAATGTAGCAGTAGGTCTAGATTCTCTAAAAGCTAACACTACAGGTATACGTAACACCGCTGTTGGTTATCAGGCTTTACTTTCAGCTACAACAGCCGCAGGAAACACAGCATTTGGTGCTTATGCTGGAGATAGCACTACAACAGGAGCTAATAATACTTTTATTGGTTATGACACAGCCCCTGCAAATACTACAGGTGAAAACAATGTAAGTCTTGGAGCAAGTTCTTTACACGCTAACACTACAGCTTCTAACAACACATCGATAGGTACATACTCTTTATATGTTAACACTACAGGTGCTGATAATGTAGCAATTGGTGCTTATGCTTTAGATGCGAATACTACAGCCGCTAATGGTACAGCAGTAGGTAGAAATGCTTTATCAGCAAACACTACAGGTGGTAGTAATACTGGTTTAGGTTCTCACGCTTTAGTAGGCAATACTACAGGTGCTCAAAATGTAGCTATTGGAGTAAATGCTTTATCAGCTAACACAACCGCAGCGGGTAACACAGCAGTAGGTACTAGCGCTTTAGCAGCTAACACTACAGGTTATGCTAATATAGCTATAGGTTTTGAAGCTTTATTAACTAACATTACAGGTGCTGAAAATACAGCTAATGGTTATAGAGCTTTAAAACTTAACACTACAGGTGATTTTAACGTAGCAACTGGTAGAGGTGCTTTATTTAATAACACCACAGCAGATAATAACGCAGCATTTGGTTATATTGCTTTAAATGGTAACACAACAGGTGCTGATAACACAGCAGTTGGTACAGGTGCTTTACAAGCTAACACTACAGGTTATGATAATACTTCAGTAGGTCATAATGCTTTAGCAGGTAACACTACAGGTTTTCGTAATTTAGCAATAGGTGACCACTCTGGTGCTACGATTACAACTGGTAATTCTAATGTATGTCTTGGACGTTACGCTGGTGCGTGGACTCACGGTGTTAGTACTGGTGATTATAACATCCACGTAGGATATGCAACTAACCCTTCAGCAACGGGAGTTGATAAAGAAATGGTTGTTACGGTTGGTAGTGACGGTGCTACAGGTAAAGGAACACTTACAGGTTTCTTTGATGATTTTGGTAATGGTATATATCAATCCAATAACTCTGCTGATTGGGCTACTACTTCAGATAGACGATTAAAGAAAAATATTGTAGATAACAATGTTGGTTTAGATTTAATAAATCAAATTCAAGTTCGTAATTTTGAATACAAAACAGAAGATGAAATTGATGAGTTATTGCCAGAACAACGTATTAATTTACAAGGTACTCAAATAGGTGTTATTGCACAAGAAGTAGAAACAATTATGCCTGAAGTTGTAACCGAACTATCAACAGGTGTATTGTCTGTAAACGAAGGTGATTTTAAATATTATTTAATTAACGCAATACAAGAACTATCAGCTAAAGTTGAAGCATTGGAGAACGCATAATGGCATTAGAAAACAAAACTGATTTTGATAATTTAGAATTAGGTCTTAAATTTGTTACGGATTTATCTCCAGTAACTTATAAATGGGAATCAGAAGAGTGTTTAGATGTTGGTTTTAAAGTAGAAGAAGTACAAGCTTTAGAAATAGCATCTGGTTATGACATATTATTTAAAAATAACATACTTACAACACCGTCAGAAGATGGCAGCAAAGTTAGTATTGAGTACATTAAATTTGTACCAGTATTAGTAAACGCTATAAAAGAACTATCGGCAAAAAACGAGGATTTGCTGACTAGAATTGAAACCCTCGAATTATCAAAACAGGAGCAAGAAGATGGCTAGTCAAACAGCAGAAGAAATCGCAGCACACTATGTTGCAATGGGGCATTCAGTAGATGAAGTTAACAGCAGTCAAAATGATGATGAAACTTCGGATGAATTTACAGCAAGAAAAGCTAGGAATGTAGAACACCTAGTGTTACAAAAAGCACAGGTACACGATGATGATTCATCTTGGTGGACTAGTGAGAGTATGACAGCAATCGATGCAGCTATAGCATCATAACTTAGGAGTAAATAATGTCTAAAAAAACTAAAAAAGAAAAGACAGTTATTACAGTAAATGATGTAGAACACATTTATGAAGATATGACTGATGAACAGAAAACAATAATTAATCACATAAACGATTTGGATAGAAAAATTAGTACAAGTCAGTTTAACCTCGACCAATTAATGTTTGGTAAGTCAGCCTTTGTAAATGCACTTAGCGTGTCTTTAGAAACTTAGCTTAACTTTTAGGAGAAACTGAATGGCTATAAAAATTATATTGTTATTATCTTTTTCAATAATGATGGGTTGTTCAGTTTTTCCTAATGTTACTACTTTAAGTGCCACAACTAAAGCTACTACTGATGCAGTACCTACAGTCAAAGTACAACAAACATTTAAGTGGAGCAAGAATAAATGACTAATGAAATGAAAATGCCTTTAGCATTAGTAATGGCTATTGCAGTACAAGCTGGCGGTATGCTTTGGTATGTTAGTAAGATAGATAGCAAAGTAGAAATTATGTATTCTAAATATGAGCAATCTAATCAACAAGAAGTATTAGAGAATCAAATAATGATGCGACTTGATTTAGCTAATGTTGTAGAAGGTATGCAAATTGGTCATACACAAATTGAAGA